TTTGATTGCCACAAATCCTGTTGCACTACCTCGCAAGAACAGATGGTGAAACTTATTGCAGCTAATACATGTCACATTGTAGGTGAATATGTTGATAGTAGTGGTAAGAATCAAAGTGTGGTCAATCAGGCCTTTTTTCCATGTTCCAACGTTGCATTAGTCCCATATCATATGCTAAGAGATCATCCAAAGATTAAGTGCAAGTTTATTCGCACAACATCAGATGTGATAGGAGCTAATTTCACACAACATCTTGATGTTGATCATTCAGTTAGAATAGAAGGGACAGACATGAGTCTAACATATGTAGATAGAGGGGGATCTTGGAAAGACTTAACATCTTACTTCCCAAATACATCGCCGAAAAAGTTCAGAGGTATTTTTGTTCATAAGAATCCTTCTGGAACGGTTTACCAGTGCAATACTGAGTTGACCGCTGGACCGGTTACGACCTCCGCTATGACTTATGATGGTTTCACATATAGACTTCAATGTACTACCCGCAAGGGGATGTGTATGTCCCCCATCATCGGTGTAGGTAAGAAGCGGATTATAGCTGGTTTCCATTTGGCAGGATACAGTGGCACCACTTCTGGTGCTGCAGGTGCTATCACTCACTCTCAAATTATGAAGGCTTTAAAGGAGCTTAATGAGAAGCCTGGAGTGTTAGTGTGTGCCTCTGCCGTAGAAAGACCAGAAAAAGTGTATGACGAACAATTTTTAGTTGATGAATCATTACATCCCAAGAGTCCTCTAAATTTTATAGAGAATCCACAGCTCAAATTTTCTGGCAGTGTGCATGGGAGATCTACTTTTAGAACCCAAACGCACAAAACAATCATCTCCGATGCAGTTGAAAAGGTAACTGGTCAGAGATGTGAGTGGAATCCTCCCCCTGTAGCTAAGGCTAATCCTTGGTTTGAAACACTCAAGCATTTGGCTAATCCCACATTTGGTGTTCCTGCCGCGCTGTTAGATAGAGCGGTTACCGATTACAAGGATCAGTTGATTGTCATGGTTGATAGGATACCCAGTATTAAAGCTGGGATCAAGAAATTGACCAGAATTCAGACGGTGAGTGGTATCGATGGGAAACGATTCATCGACGCTATAAAATGGGACACAGCCATTAATTATATGGTTCCAGGGAAAAAGGAAAGGATCAGGATAGATCTTTCTAAAGAGGAATATCCTGATTTCGAATGCCCCCGTGATCTTCCAGAGTGGGTATGGAAACGAACGGAAGAACTGGAGGCAGGATACTTACGAGGTGAGTGTGCTTACGAAATATTTAAAGCATGCTTGAAAGATGAACCTACTCATGAGTCTAAGAATAAGGTGAGAGTTTTTGAGGCATGCCCTTTGGCATTAGCCTTATTGCTCCGAAAGTACTTTTTACCTCTGGCTAGAGTTTTATCTTTATTTCCTCTGCAGTCTGAGTGTGCTGTAGGTATCAACCCACATGGTCCAGAATGGAGTGAATTAAGAGACCATGTGGTGAAGTTTGGGGTTGATCGTATTCTTGCTGGTGATTATAGTAAGTACGATCTTAGGATGCCGCCACAACTCACACTTGCGGCATTCAAAGTCCTAATATGTTTAGCCGAATATACAGGAAACTATTCAGAGGATGATCTGATAATAATGAGGGGCCTTGCTACTGATGTGTGTTACCCTAAAGTTGCTTACAATGGTGATTTGATTGAGCTCTTTGGATCTAACCCATCAGGGCATAGCTTGACAGTTTATGTCAATTCTATCGCGAATTCTCTTTTATTCAGATGTGGTTTCTTTGATACATATCCTGATTTCGGTAAACATGGAGATTTGAAGAAATTTGTTGATGCTGTGGCATTAATCACTTATGGTGACGATGCAAAATCTTCTGTCCACAAGGATTTTCCCAAATTTAATCATATTTCTTATGCAGCCTTTTTGGCTCGGTTTGGTATTGTTTTTACAATGCCAGACAAAACTTCCACCGCTACGGAATATATGCGTGATGAAGATGCTGATTTCCTCAAATGTAAGAACGTTTGGAATGAGGAGAGGCAAATCTACATGGCCGCGTTAGATGAGATGTCCATTTTCAAGAGCTTGCACTTTGTAGGTGCTTCGCAGAATGATGATAGACAGCAAGCTGCTTCTAATATAAATGGGGCTATTCGTGAGTGGTTTTCGCATGGCGAAGAGAAATATGAATTTCGTCGTGCACAAATGAGAGAGGTCGCAGAGATGTGCGATCTCATTGGTTGGTGTGACCAACTGGATGTTACGTACGCCCAGGCAATGCACCGATGGGTTCAGACCTATTACCCGGAGGCTTCTTAAGCCTGTCCCTCTGGCCGTAGGCACATGGCCATAATAATTTAAAGATTCCACTACATATATGGTTTACGTAAAGTACATGTTTTTGTTTGTTTTGCATATTATATATATATTTGTACCTATTCGCTTTGTGTAGTTCGTTTGCTAAGACAAACTCGAGCTTGATCTTTGGACTGAGATTGAGACTTTAACATAGTTAGTCCGCTACTTTCAATAAAAGTACAGAGGAATTATCCTCCAATCATAAGATCCTAAAATTCACCGATCAGAATGCGGGATTTGAACAAGGAATCGGTACAAAATTTGATGATTCCTACCTTTCCACTCAGAATCCAGAGGAGGATTTGAGTGATTTCTTTAAGAGACCAATTAAAATTGACACATTTGAGTGGACCCCAGGTGTTGGTTTAGGTAGGGCTCTTAACCCATGGAGCGCATATTTCGGGAATAAGCGTGTAGAAAACAGGATGGCCAATTATAATTTGCTTCAAGCGAATTTGTGCGTCAAATTCCTTGTCAATGGTAATCCTTTTTATTTTGGACGTGCTATGGTGAGCTACCATCCTTTATACACACATGATGAGTTTAGTCCTGATGCTGTGCCAGCTACTGTTCCTTTTAGGAATATTTTAAGGTCACAGAGACCCCATATATTTTTGGATCCCACCGAATCTCAAGGAGGGTGCATGCAATTGCCTTTCTATTGGCCATATAATGCAGTGAGAATTCCGGATGCTGAGTGGACTCAATTGGGGCAGCTCATTATTGGTAATATATCCGACCTGAGGCACGCGAACGGTGCTTTAGATCCCATTCAAATTACTGTTTATGCTTGGTGTACAGACATACATCTATCTGTTCCTACTTCTGACCAACCCGTTTTAGAAGCTCAATCGGGTTCAAAAGATGAATATGGAGAAGGTATTGTGTCAGATACAGCAGTCGCAGTGAGTGAAGTTGCGGGGGCACTTTCTA